TGGAGATATTGAGAATGTTGAGAAAAGAACTGGAAGAAGCGTTGTAAAGAAAATTGAGGAAAAGATAAAGGCTTCTACTGCACCTAAAAAAGAAGAGCTTTTAATTTCATTCCAAAACCTAAATCAAGACAGAAAGTTTGCTGGAATCAATATCACATACAAGCCACAGAAGATTGACCCAGCTAAAAACATTCAAAACCTAATTATCGGTAAATTGGTTGATTACAGAAAGACGCTCGTTAAGCAGGGGGCAGATGGGCTTGAGTCAACATTCTGGCAAACGATGAGCAGCAAGGAGCGTAAGCCGGGGCCGCTTGGAGAATTGGACCAAGCTCAAAACAACGAGCTTGCCAAGATCGTTCAGAAGACGCTGATTGATTTAGGACTCAAGGGTAAACCGCCAAATACCAAGATGACTGACATCGAGAAGGTGGCTTCAATTCTTAACGAACAACGACTTGGCGATGAGAAGAAAGTCGTAGCAGATAGGAAGATTGTTGAAGAGATTGAGCGTAGAAGGTCAAGCGAACTCGAAAGAGACGATGATCCAGATGCAGCAGATGCAGTAAATGCAAAGTATGACGCTATCCTTAATGCTTGGAATGAAGCGATGAGCAGGCAGACAAACATGCCTATTAGCGACAACATGCTTCAACGCTTGATAAACGCTGAACTCAAGGAACAAGGAACCAGCATTACAGAACTGATAAACACACCATACGAGGATGTCGTTGCAGATAGAAAGAAGGGGATTGTAGATTCTATTATTCGCAGAATCTACGGTGTATCTAAAGAGGCTGAAACTGGTGTAGAGATTAGCGAGGATTACGACAACCTTTCACGATACCTAAAGCAAACGCTTGAAAACATGCTAAAGCTGCAAGCTGAAAAGAGAGATGCGGCGGTTGCTATAACATTGCAACGAGGACTTGGCGATCTTCCGCCTCTGCCTGAAACACAAAAGAATAAGGTTCAGACTATTGTTCAACAAGACTTGCGCCAACAGCCAGACATGGGAAGACGCGAGCCTTGGAAGAATATGCTTGTAGGTAAATTGACTCAAGCTGGCGTTGCTCCAGAGCAGGCTGAAAATATCGCTAATCTCGTTTGGCGGCAGCATGAAATCAATGATGCCAACCGTAAGATTAAAGAAATGAAGACGGCAGCGGAGAAAGGTTCTCTCGCGGTCATTATCGACAGGATCAAGAACACATCGCTTGAGAAGCAGCAGTCTCCAGAATGGAAGCAGGAAGTTATTAAAGAGTATCTGCGTGATGCAGGGCTTTCCTCGCAGGCAGCAGAAACAGCAGCCAAGCTATACGATAGCGTCATCTCTGAAAGACTAGCAGCCGCGAAGCAGAAGGCATTTGAAGACACACTGGCTAAAGCTGCTCCGTGGAAAAACTACGCTTCCCGTAACGGCAGGCTTGCTAAAGACGCACTGAAGAAGATTAAGGAAGCAATCAGAACCGGAGTCCTCGACCCAGAGAAAAATACTGAGAGCATCATCGCTGCATTAAGCGGATGGACAGGCTTCACGAAAGAGCAGTATCAACGCATCGTAGAACTCGACACGATCCTTAACGATCCGAATCAAGACGACATTACAAAGCGTGAGGCAATGGATGCGCTTAATAAGATCATCACAAAAGCCAAGATGCCTGTTCGGTTCAAGGATGCGCTAGGAGCTTACTACATTGGTAATGCGCTAATGGGTATTCCTACGGCGTTGGTGAACATTGCTTCACCGCTTGGATTCTCGATCAGAAACTTGATGGTAGATATTGCCAAGTATGCCAAGGAAAATCCTGCGAAGATACCAGTCGCATTTGAGACTTTCCTAGATAGCATGAGGTCTTGGTATAACCAAACAGCTTACGCATTTAAGAATCAAATCTACTTGAACGATGTCGTTGAATATCTCAACGGTCAGAATGTATTGAGAGAGACTTTTGATAAAGGAAAGAAGCAATGGGCTGAAGGTAAATATGCACAGGGATTTGCAAACATGGCAGTTGGCATGACGCAGATTACGGGCAGAGTTCTTTCTGCGCTGGATCAAGGCGCGATCTCTATGCTGGAGAATCAAAACATCACACGCTATGCGATGTCTGCTTTGGAGAATGCGAAGAATAAAGTTCCAAAGAATAAGGTTGTTGAGTTCGCAAATATGACTCTTGATCTGAAGAGACGAGTTATGATGGAGAGCATCGCAGCCGGAATGGATAAAGACAGGGCTGGCGTTCTTGCCGACTTGGCCGTTAAATCTGAACTCCGCGCTGCTCTCTCTGAATACGGTGCAGATACTCAATCTGTTCTTGATTCAGCGATTAACGATGCCTTGCAGTCTGTCGGCAGGAACAAAGTAATTTCAATTAACGGAATCAAATCCGAACAACAGAAACTTTCTGATTCTGGAATGCTTTCGTATTGGCCGATCAAAATGCTTGAAAAGGCATCTGAGGGAGTTGGTAGTGAAGGGTCTGGTATGCAAATCTTCGCAAAGATGGTTTACGGATTTGCGCTAGTTCCAGCTAGAACATTCCACACTGCCGCTTGGTTCTCTCCGTATGGCTTCCTTCGCTTGGCAATCGACAAGTATAAGAAGAACAAAGGTTATGAATCTCCTTACGCAATGTCTGTCCAGACTGATGCTCAATTCAGACAACGCCTGACAGAGAGTATTGCTGGATCAATTGCAATGCTTGGATTGTTTGCACTTCGCTCCGGTTCTTCGGACGAGGACGAAGACAAGAAGTTCAAGATCGTTATTACAGGAAACGGTCCTAACGCCACAACTGACAAGCAATACTACGATTCTTGGATCAAGAAGTATAAACCATACAGCATCCACATCGTTGTTGGAGATACAGTTTTCCCAATTAACATTGGTCGTGGTGGTGAAGCGTTGTTCTTCCCAATCATGCTTGCTGGTGCGCTAGACGATTACGAGATTAAGAAGAAGCAGAATCTCACAAAGAAAGAGCCATCTGATCTGAATGTTGCAACAGAAATGCTTGGTTCTGCATTCTTCGCATTGGCGCAGAGAGGCCCGTATGCTGCATTCACTGAGCCATTGTTTGACGCATCCAAGCAAGGACGAGTTACTGAGAATCTTGTAAGCCAACTCGGATACTTTGGTAAGACATTTGTTCCAGTTCTTGGCGCGTCTATCACTAGAAACATTTCTGACTTCATCAACGATCCAGTTGACAGGTCATCTATCGAGGGTGCGCTATACGCTAACACGCCAATCGTAGGACCGTGGATCGGAACGAAAGCATTGAATGCGCTAGGACAACCAATCCGCGCTGACGACTTTAGCGACAAGTTATTCAAACTCGGAGTTCCAGTTGTATTCTCGTTCCCCAAGAACACTCCAGAGAATGCGCTAAACGAACTCATCTTGAAACAAGGCAGCGGACCAACTCTACCGACTAGAGCTAACGCGCAAAAGAGATTCGGAGATGTTCTGACAGACAAGGAGTTTGAAACCTATGTGCGTGAATACGGACGGGTTATGTCTGACAAGATGTTCAAGAACAGAACTAAACTTGCAAACATGAAAGCCGTGGACTACGATGATGAGCTTGAAAAATACGCAAGGGGATATTCGATTGACGGCATCAAGATCAAAGGTGCGTCAGATTCAGCAGTCCTTGCGGTCAAGCGCATGAGACAATGATCGAGTTTGAATTTATAGATATGTCGGATTCTCCACCGAACGGATGGAAGATTAAAGTTCCCAAGACCGGAGTTGAATTTAAGCACTACGATTTCCGCGCTATCAGCAATGCCTATAAGGCACACTGCAATGCTAACGGGATATTACTTTCGCCTAATTGGCAAGAGGAGTTCCTGTCAGAGATGTGCAAACAGAATCCGCATTGGGGTAGGAAGTGCAGACCAGCGGTAGCCAATAGTCTGAAGAGAAGGCGGCTCTCTTTAACTGCTGTATTATCCTTCCTAAACATGCTCAGAGCTTGGGCGCAATCAACGCTATCAGGCAAAGACGCATTCGTTCCTCAAGAGGAGGCAGAGAGAAGGGCTGGCATTTGCGCTAATTGCCCGTTTAACACGACTCTACAGTTCTCCTGCGGTGCTTGCATGGGAGCAGTCTTGACGCTTATACACGGCATCCTCGGCAAAAGAAAGACGCAATACGACAGCAGCCTTGGAGCTTGCCTAATCTGTTCCTGTTCACTTAAAGCTGCGGTGCATGTCCCTGTTGATGTGCAACGCGAGGGATTGAGTGATGAACTGAAGAACGACTTTGACGAAATCAAATACTGCTGGAAGAGAGTTGAGAAATGAATTTTCTACATGAACGAGACTTTGGCGACATCATACTAAGCCTATCGGTGGTTCAAGCTGCTGGAGGTGGAAACTACTACATTCAAAACAATCCGAATGCAGTCAGGATGCTCAAGCCACTGATAGAACTGCAACCATATATCAACAAGTGTAGCGAAAAGAATCTGCTGAGAATAGACAAGTCGTTCGTTGAATTTAGGAGTCAGGGATTACCTTGGGGCGTTCAACTTGCAGAGCTTCACGCTAGATGGGTTAAACAGCCTACAGATTTCTCAAAGCCTTGGCTATCCGCTCCAAAAGACAACAAGTTCAAAGGCAGGATTATTGTTAACAAGACGCAGCGATACGCTAACCCGATATTCCCTTGGACAGAACTTGTGAAGTTAATCGGAGGCAGGATGCTATTCGTAGGACACGATCACGAATACGAGCTGTTCTGCAAGAGATTCGGCAGAGTCGAAAGGCTCGTCATCAAAGACTACCTAGAGCTTGCTATTGCCATCAATAGCTCGGACTGCTTCATCGGAAATCAAAGCTCATCGAACTGCGTTGCGGAGGGACTGAAGCATAGAACGATTCAAGAAGTCTGCTTGTGGCAACCGGATTGTATCTATAAACGAGACAACGCTACATTCTGCTACGATGGCACGATCAATACGAATGTTGCAGGAACTAGTATAAAACTGCAAAGTGGCCTATTGGTTACAAACATTAACAAGGCTCAAACCCCTGCTGGCAACTGGAGACTGACAGTCAACGGCAAGACGATTAAGAGCTATGCACTGGATGCGCTAGTCATCGAGGCGCAGAGCAAAGGCGTTACAGGAACAAAGCTGGAGATTGAAGATATGATCGTTAAAGAGACGCTGCCAAGCATCACTGGAAACAATATATCTGAACGACTGGCTCACGATATTCAACGAGTTAAAGACCTAATAGGATGAACGAAGCCAGCAAGGCAATGCGCCGAAGACTGATTGAGGATGAGTTAGGAATCTTCAACTGGAGCGAGATATTCACAGGCAGCGGGATTGATGTAGGCTGCGGCCCAGATAAGATTTGGTATGATAGTTGCAGGGCATTTGATCTTGAGCATGGAGACGCAAATGTTATCTCGAAATACTTCTCCAACAAGTTCGACTACCTCCACGCCTCGCAGTGCTTGGAACACATGCACAATCCGTTTGAGGCTATCGTAGAGTGGCTGAAGATCGTTAGGAGTGGTGGACACGCAGTTGTATCAATTCCAGACTGGGTTCTCTACGAAGGAAGAGTATGGCCCTCACGCTACAATCCAGACCACAAAAGCACATGGAGCTTCACGCATGAGTCAAGTCCGGCAAAGCATCATGTCTATATCCCAAAGTTCTTGGAACACATCAAGCCATACGCATACGCGAAGAGGGCTATGCTAATTGACAATAATTACAACTATACACTAAGCAAAGACACCGACCAGACATTTGTAGAAGCAAATGGAGTTGAGGCATTTATCGAGTTAGTTCTATGCAAGCTGTAATAGTTCGCGCTAAACGGCAAGCAAAGGAAGTCGATAAACTTGTTAAGCACTGCAAGAGATTGGATGGAACGAGAGTCCTAGTCATTGACGCTTGCGACAAAGTTAAGTCATACCCAGAACGGAATAATCACGCACTGCATCAGGCATTCGGGGTGATGAAGGATAAGCCTTTCGTTTGGCTGGAGCCTGACAGCATTCCGATAAAGAAAGACTGGATGCGAGAGTTGGAAGCTGAATACATCAAGCTAAAGAAACCAATAATGCTATCCAGCGACTCCAATCCTCCACACGATCTTATCGGAGGCATTGGCGTGTATGGCGGAATAGCTCGTAAGCTGATTCCAGTTGGCATCGAAAAGATCGGATGGGACGGATGGATTATCAATCACATCAAGCCACTGGTATCATTCACATCTCTGATCCAGCATTCATACGGAGATTACTCAAGAGGATGCCAGCCCCACATGTTCCCTAGAGACAGAAGGATGATACGAAGTAATTCCGTGATATTCCACAGAGACAAGTTTCAAGGACTTATTGTTTAACGGTAAACCGCCTTAAACTTACTGAAGCATTGCTTCCATCCCTTGTTCTCCGACTTGTTATTAGGATTAAGAGCCTTTGTCGCAGTTGTGCTGTCTAGGTTCAGACGCTCCCTTGCGAGAGCTAGAAGCCCCATCCCTGCGTCAGCAATGTCAGGAGAGATACCGAACCGCTGCTTCATCTCAGACTTAGGCAGAACCTTAATGCGTAAGGCAAGATTCTTTTCTCCGTTAGGATCAAGTTTCCGCATACACATCTCTCGCATCAGATCATCTCCGATACCCTTGATCTGACCAGTCCGCATATACTCCTTCGCGGAATACCAAATCTCGGAGACGGAGTTGACATACCTATCGTGAGACGGAGTGGGATCGTAGGCTGATACTGGCTTCTCAGATGCTCTGCCACCGAACTGCAATCCGTAAACATCCTTCGACCAAGCTACAGATATGAAGTCGCCTAGCGGTCCACCAGCACCAGACTTATCGTAGCCTGCGTTTCTAGGCTGAACTCCCCTAGCCATACATTCATTGCGGAACCATTGCACTACCTGCTGCGATCTTGTCATAGACTGATCTGTGACATCTTCTTGGAAGATCAGATACTCGTCATACTCCAGTCCCTTGTATCCATGCGGCTCTGCGAGTTTGCCTACAGTCCCGAAGTAGAGAACAGTTCTATCACCACCATTCGTGAATGACGGATCGAGGAACGCAACCTTAACCTTGTCGTTATCCAACCAGATAGCCTTATCAGTCGCCTTGGAATTTAATATCTCTATCTCTGAGTAAATCTGATCGGTAATGCCTGCCGGACACCAGAAGCCGCGATACATCCGCCAGAATGATGCTGTATTCCTAGCCTCCTCTGGAATCTTCTCAAAATCTAGCGGACCTTCCATCCAAGAATAAATCTTCTTCTTGGCAATCATGTTTGGGTTCTTCAACCCGTCGAAGTGCAAGCAGACTCCACGAACAGTCTGCCACTCGTCATCGTCAACGGTGATTGTCTCCCACCCGTCTTTAGGTTTAGCGAACTTCCCGAAAGCATCAACATACGAGGCGGGGTTGGAGATGCCGATGAACTGGAAGCGTTCGCAACCTTTTGACAAGTTGAAGAATGCAACCTCGGTGATAGCCTCGGATAGCTCTGAAAGCTCGTCAGCAACGAAGATAACATTCTTGTTGTGGATACCCTGCATCTTACCTGTAGCATCACGCTCCTTCTTCTTCTCACCGGGGATGAGAACGATGCCAGATAGGTCAGATCGCTTGCCGTCTTTCGCTACAAAGCTGATCTTATTCTCGGAATCAACCAGCTTGCCGGGTAGTCCTAGCTGCTCGCAAACTCCCCAGTATTTCGTGATCTTACCCCAGATGCGCTGCTTGGATGCCTTGATCGTTGTTGATGTAGCTAGGACCGTTGTATTCTCAGGATCGGCTAGGTAATTCACAATAGCCCAGATTGCGTAAGCCTCAGACTTACCGCAGCCACCAGAGCCAGCGATAGCTAGATATTCGTGATCGCAGGCTGCTCGGATCATTCGCTCTGCCCAAGGATGCCAAATGAAATTAACTGCTGCCTTGCTATCCTTCTCAGGCCAAAGAGCAATAGCAATCCGCTTGAAGTGATGGAATATATCGTAGCCTCCGGTATCCTTTGGAATGCGGCCCTTAATCTTTTCACGAAACATCGCAAGCTCGACAGCTATTTGATGTGTGCCTTTTTTCCAGTTGAACCCGTATAAATGAAGATAACCCTCGATTGGATCACCGTAAATTGGTGCTGAAGTCATTCCTGTTTATTTTACAAAAATATAAAACTCTTTCAATTATTTCTTGCAAATAAGTCATCTTATACTATCCTAGCTTTCAGACATGAACATACTCGGTGATTTTCTTTTCAAGAAAACAAACGCAGAACTTTATATTGACGAGCATCGTCCGACTGTTGTATTCGATATAACTGTTAGACCCGAAGATTATGTCAATGGAACAAGCAACCACCCTACAAAGTCTCCTCTTGCTTTGGCTTTGCAGAGGTCACTTGACGGAACTCCGTATCGGGTGGAAAGAGCGGGTCTTAAAGCTCTCGTTATTTCTCGCGGTATTTACCAGTTTGCTTTCTTTATGCCTCGGCGGGTGTGGAGGAAGGTAAGTTGCCTAGAGTTCGGCGATCAGCCGCCATCCTCACCTATCAAGTTCACTGCTGAATTTGAGATGATTTTTTAATTCTATGAAGCTAGTTATACCTGTATCCAAGCATGACCGTCATTTGATCCCATCCTTTGTCAAATGCCTAGATAAATTCCCAATGGGAACCGAGCATGATCTTTTGATTATCGGCTCAAAGGAAAACGAAGAAGTCATCCTAGATTTCGAGAAGCAGATCAAACACCTGTTCGATTCCTCGGAAACTCACATCATCGCAGACACGATGCTAGGATGGCCGATGTCCTGCAACTTCTACTTCCAGCAGGCTTGCGCTCATCTCCGCAAGGATAAAGAGTTGGATGCTTTCATGTGGATGGAGTTGGACACGGTTCCTGTCAAAGAGGGCTGGCTTGACCTGATCTCTTTCGAGTATTATGCGGACACAACTAGGGCTGTTAAGGAGAAGCGTGATCCGCTGATTTACATGGGAGCCAAGGAGCGAGTCTATGAAGGCAGGAATGGCGAGCTAGTTCCTGAGTCTGTAGCGGGACACAAGATGGCGCAGGTTGGAGTGTATTCCACAGAAATATGCGATGCACCTGTATTGAATTCCTTGTCCATGACTACACGCCACTGGACGCATGTAATCCAATGGTATGTTGTTAAGGAGTTAAAAGATTCTCCTCTGATTCAAAACAACTGGAGAACAAAAAATTATCGCTATTCTAGCGGACAAATAGTATGTGATTCTGTAGCCAACTTAGCTTGGGATGTTCATTGGAACAAGGCCGTAAACGAGGATGCAGTTCTCGTTCATGGGTGTAAAGATGACTCACTTGTTAAGTTGTTGTTGAACAATAACAGCAATGAGGATATGAAAGTTGCAACGAACTTGACAGTTGAGGAAGCTACAGAGATCGCCGATGAGATTGAAGATAAGGTTGAAACAACCGAATCTGAGATTGATAGAAAACTAAAGATTTATCAGAAGCGACTCGCCAACTTAAAGTTCTTCCAAAAGAAAACCCCACAGGAAGAAAATAAATGAGCGATAGATTAGAAACACTTTCAGAAAGCGGGAAGCCTCCGGTATCCCGCATTAAAGACGCTAAATCAGCCTATGAGATTTGGGAGACTCTACGACGAGCGGATGCCGTCTCGGCATTTGACCGCAGCAAGATTGATGCTGCATACGATAACGAAAGACCTTACGACGAACGCGCCCTCATCAATGCGGGGCAGGCTTATCGGGTTAATGTATCGTGGGGCTTTGCAAAGCAAGTATTGGATACTGCGCTTGCTGGTTATGTAGATGTTATCAATGCACCGCAGACATTCTTCCGTTGCCCTACACTTTACGGAACTCAGACAGAGCGTGATGAACTGGAACAAGTCGTAGCCCAAGAGGTAACGGCAGCTATCCGTTCTTGGCGTAACTTCTTTCCAACCTACCTCAAGCTCTGCAACAGCTTCATCAAGCATGGTGTTGGCATTGCCTTGTTCAACGACGAATGGGATTGGCGTTGGAAGGCTACCGATATGTCCGACTTCAAGATTCCCCGCAAGACGGAGATCGGTCAGGACAACATTGATGTAGCCGCCTGCCTGCGCTTCTACAGCCCTACACAACTCTATCAGTTGATTAAGGACGAGGAGACAGCAAGGATTAACGGATTCAACATCGAGGCTTGCCGCAGGGCTATCATCTCCTCTGTCAATAATAACAACAATTATTACAACTTCCGCCAGTATGACTGGGAGAAGCTGGAGATGGAGCTTCGCAACAACGATTTATTCTTCACGACTCAAGCTGCGAACCAGCAGTCCATTCGTGTTGTCCACCTGTGGGTAACAGAGTTCGACAATCGTGTATCGCACTACATGATTAACGACGACAACGGAGTTCAAGACTTCTTGTTTAAGAAGGTCGGTAGATTTGAGAATGCCTACCAAGCCTATACCGTATTCACCTACGGAGTCGGAACGAATGGTTATTATCACGGTGTTCGCGGCCAAGGCTACGATGTCTTCGCTATCAACGGTGCGCTAAACCGTGCGTATTGCTCATTGCTGGAGATTGCATCCTTCGGTAGTGCGCCTACATTCCAACCTAAAGACGAGACTGCCTTGCAGGAAATGCAGTTCATCCCGAATGGAGTCTATAATTTACTTTCTCCGGGGATTGATGTCATTAAGGATACTATAGTTCCAAATGTATCTAACGGCACTCTGCCGATTGTTAATGCGTTCACTCAGTTGTTCCGCGAAAGAACATCTGCATACAATACGGAATCGCTTATCAATACATCCGTAGAGAAGTCCGCTACACAAGTGCGTGCTGAACTTAGCAATATTGCTAAGATGAGCGTGTCAGCTTTGAATCTATTCTTCGATCCTTGGGAATCCTTGGTTCGTGAGATGATCCGCCGAATGAAGCGGAAAGACTACGATGCTCAAGAGCCGGGAGGCAAGTATGTCGTCGAACTCCACAAGCGCCTGATTCGTCGAGGAGCAGAAGGATTCGGTGCTAAAGATCGTTACCTCCAAGCATTCCTCGCTCTTGATGTGGACCGTCTTCGCGTTACGAAGCCCGTAGGCGCAGGATCAGAAGCAGCCCGCATGGTTGCCTTTGATCGCCTCATGGGAATCTTTGGAAGCCTTCCTGACTACGGCAAGCAGAACCTCATCTGGGATATTGCTTCCGAGACTGCTGGATACGAGAACGCAGCTAGATATGCGATTCAACCCGGCGAGTCTGACAAGCCAACTGTTGATGCGTCCATCGCTCAACTCGAAAACAACTCTCTATTGGCAGGTGGTCAAGTTGCAGTGCTGGATGGACAGAACGATCTCGTCCACGCCAAGATTCACCTTGAAGTCCTTACGCCGATGGTTACGCAGGCTCAAGAATTGCTTGAGCTTGATCCAATGCAGTTGGCTCCTATGCTTGAAGGAATCAACGCACTTAACGGACATGTCGCACAGCATGTCGAAAGACTCTCGCAAGACCCAGCGATGCGTCAGGAAGCAGCGTTCTACAGGAAGACGCTCCAAAACGCAGACGAAATCTTGCATAACGGAACGCTAAAAGTTCAGAAACTTATGGCGCAACAACAGCAGTCTGCTATGATGGGGCAGATGCAAGGAGAGGATTTGGCGCAAGGTCCACAGATCGACCCAGCCACGCTTGCTAAAATCGAGGCGCAACGAGCCGAGCGGCAGGCGAAACTTGAGATGGATGTGCAGATTCATCAGCAGAAGATGATTATGCGCCAACAGGAAGCATCTCAAAAACTAGCAATCCGTGATGCGGAAGCTGCTAGTAAAATCCAATCGCAGGGCGTAAGAATATGACACAAAGACAACTATTCCAACTGAACGCAGATAAAGTATCACAACTAGAGCAACTACTGGATAATCCAGTTCTAAAGGAAGCATTCGTTATTGTTAGACAAGAATGCACACCAAAAGCTCCTACCGATATTGAAGCTGCCAAGTCAATTGGAGCAGAGGAATTTCAAAGCAAATTAACTTCACTGACCAAAGTAAATCAGAAGAAGTTAAACGACTTGGATAAAGAATATATCATCCAAGCTCGCAGAAAACTTTTGTCCACGGGGTTATACACCGAGGACGAAATCATGGAAGCTGAGAGGCTTTCGCAGTCAAACAATCAACAGGAGTAAATATATGAAAATGGCAACCGAGAAACGCATTGCACCCGCAGCAGTTAAGGCTAAACCCGTAGCTGGCAAGAAGACGGCATCCACAAGTAAATCTTGGGGCGCTCGTCATCGCGCTAAGATCAAGTAAGCATTAGAAAGAATTTATGTCAGAACAAGCAACAACACCGACACCAACAGAACCAGCATCCACTAGCGCAGCGATCACAAACCTTCGCAGCGCATTGGATTCCATTGCAACAAATGATCTCAGCATCCAACCTCCAAAAGAAGAGCCAAAGGCTAATCCAACTCAGCCTACTCCAGAGCCTCCAAAACAAGAGGAAGTCAAGGCTGAACCAACGAAAGAAGGAGAAGGACAGGTCGAGGAAACTAAGGAACCTGCTAACGATGTTTCTTCCGAGCCAGAGCCAACCGGAGAAAAAGAGAAGGTCCGCTGGAAAGAACTGAAGCAGGCAGAGAAAGACCTTAAGCTCGCACAGAAAGAGCTTGCCGAGCTTAAAGCTAAAGGCAGCGAATACGAGCAAGCAGCGCAAGAGGTTCAAGACCTAAAGGCGCAGATCGAAGAGATTCAGCGTGAGCGTGAGGCTATCGACGGAGAGCTTTACATGACTCGCGTTCAAGCGACGAAAGAGTATAAGCAATATGTCACCGAGCCTCTGAATGAGATCATCGATGGCGCGGAGTTCTTCGCTGCTCGCAACAAGATTGACACAGGTGATCTAATCGACGCATTGCAGGCAGACAGCAACGGAGACACAGCTAAACTTGATGCGCTTATGGCCGACTGGTCTGAGCGTGACAAGAGTAAGGTATGGACGCTTGCCGACAACCTTCTTCAAATTGAGAAGCGCAAGGCTGAACTTGAACAACACTCCAAAGAAGCCTACGAGCTTTCTATGGAGCGGACGCAGAAAGAACAGCAAGAGCAGTATCAACAATATATCGCGCAACGCGAGTCTGCTGTGAACGAAGTTCTTCCTAAGATCAGCGAGAAGGTATTCAACATCCTTCCAGAAGACAAGCGTCCCGATATTAACAAACTTCAGCAGGAAGTTATGAACTACGACGAATGGCCTGAGAACCTGAAGGTTTACGGCATCCTCGGAGCTACCGTTCTTCCTGACTTGCTCGATACAGTTAAGTCATTGCAGACAGAGTTGAGCGAGACTAAAGCAGCTAACATTAAGCTGCGTGGTGGAGTTCCTGCCGCTGCTGGTGGTAACTCGCCTAAATCTCCTGCCGATGTTGCAAAACCTGTTGACTACACCAAGATGGACACGGATGATTTCGTGAAGAACTTGGTTGGTCGAATGGGCGTTTAAGATTCCCCTCCATCCCCAAGAAGGCTGCGTGTAAAAAGCGCAGCCTTTTTTGTTTCAAATAATACTTGAAAATTATAGTGACTTACGCTAACCCTCAAGGTGCAGCATAACTAAGCTGTGGAAAAAAATGTTAGTGGATCGCTGATTCCAAAACATCAGTAACAAAATAAACACCGAGCTTAAAAACACCGAAAGGCTTTTACACTGGCTCAGTAAAAGAAAAACAAACCGAGTTTAAGTTGGGCAACTAAACGACAACTTGGATTCTCAAACTAAATTTAACTTAAATAGAAAGACAATTATATGGCACAATATGATATTGCTGATGTAAACAATCAGCTCCAACAAGAAGCTGGGCGTATCGGCGAAATGATCGCCGCCAAGCTCATCGCAACTGACCCTTGGAACCGACTCATCAAGCAGGACACTTTTCCTGCTGGCATGGGTGAGTCCATCCAAACGCTCATTCAAGAGCGCACGACTGTTCCTAACGCTAGCTCGACTGCGTGGGAAGATGTCGGCACTAATGACGGCACTGGCAACAACTGCAACCCGACCCCTCAGGTTGTTGACTTTGCTCGCACTCTCCGTTCTTACAACCTCCAACAGGCCGCTATCCGTTCGCCCGGTTTCTGCGTGAACGATCTCCGCACTGCGTGGAAGGCTGAAGAGCAGCTCGCTGGCGAAGTCAAAGTTCTCAAAGAGAACAGCCAATGGTTCTGGAGCAACCGCTATCGTGACGAGTTCTCTCGCCTCGCTGGCAACAAGGTTGTCCTCGATGTGCCTGATACGCTTGCAATGTCCACCAGCGGAACTGGCGCTGCCTTCCCCGCTGTGGCTCCTGCTTATGCGCTCGATCAAGGTATCCTCGATCAGTTCTACCTCGACCTCTCCCGTGATGCCGCTGAAGGTCATTACGCAATGGTTGACGGTGAGCCTCAATACGCTCTCATCTGCTCGCCTGAAACGAGCAACTACCTGAAGAAGCAGAACGCTGACATCCGTCAAGACCTCCGCTTCTCCTCGCAAGTTGATGAGCTTATCAAGCCCTTCGGTGCTGCGTTCAGCTACAGCGGATTCGTCCACTTGGTTGATCGTCAGGCTCCTCGCTACAACTTCGTCGATGGACAGTTTGTGCGTGTTCCGTTCTTCACCACCAGCCCTGCCTCCACTGGCAACAAGGCTATCGTGAATCCGGCCTACCGCTCCGCTGCCTACGAGGTTAGCTTCATCTACAACCCACATGTTTACACCTCGCGTGTTGCTCAGGTCATCACCAGCCCCGGTTCGGGACTGAAGTTCGATCCAGTCAACTACCGTGGTGAGTTCATGTGGATCAACAACAAGGACAACGCCAACAACATCCTCGGTGTTAATGGCTACTTCTATGCCTTGTTCATGCAAGGTTCGCAGCCGAAGCGTGTTGAGTGGGGTTATGCCCTCATGCACCTCCGTTGCAGCCCTGCGACCCTCTATCAGTCCTGCTCCTAATAGCAGGTAACTGTTAAACAATAACAAGTGCGGTGGAGGTTCTATCCCTCTACCGCACTAAACCTAAGAAAAGTAATGAAAGAAAAATCTGGGATCGCTCTCATTATAGGTGTCGGTGGTGGTTGTGGATGCAAAGGCAAAGGTTGTCCCGTATGCGAAGGAGAAAAAATGGAAACAAGTTTTACTGCGCCGGAAGGCTTTGATTTTGAAGGAATGAAAGAAGGCGAGGAGAAAGAAGTTCTCGCTAAAGTTAAACATTTGGGTGGTGGCAATTTTACTGTCGTCTCTGTTGACGGCTACGAACTCGGCGAAGAGCCTGAGATGGAAGAAGAGGAAGAAGGCGAGGAGATGGAAGGCGAAGAAGGTGAAGAGGGAGAAGAGGAATCTTACGCTAAACAACTCAGCGCCCGTGCTGGATTGATGTAATTATGCCTATTGCCCCGCTCACCAACGACTCGAAATCCAACCTGCTTGCAAAGATCGCCGAGAATACAGGCGAGACAAAGCCCGTAGTAGGTGATGGAGAGCATAACCTTCTTTGGAAGATCGCTGCTAATACCTACGCTACCGCAGTAAACGGTGGTGGTGGAGGTGGCGGAACTGGGGCAACAGGAGCTACTGGAGCCGCTGGTGCTGTAGGCGCTACTGGAGCTAGCGGGTATATCGGCTCTGACGGAGCTACAGGTGCAACCGGACCAGCGGGAGATGCTGGCGCAACTGGTGAGACTGGAGCTACTGGAGATGCAGGCCCGACAGGCGATACAGGCGCTACAGGTATTCAGGGATCGACAGGTCTAACTGGAGCCACTGGCTTAACAGGTTCTACTGGCCTTACAGGTTCAACAGGTTTGACTGGAGCCACCGGACTTACAGGTTCTACTGGCCTTACAGGAGCCACAGGCGAGCAAGGTGCTAGCGGAATTACTGGCGCGACTGGACCTCAAGGTGTGCAGGGATTACAGGGGCCGCAAGGCGACCCCGGCACTACTGGAGCCACAGGTTCTACAGGTGTTACAGGTGATGTCGGCGCTACTGGTCTGACCGGAGCGACAGGTGAAGTAGGTGCAACCGGACCTGCTGGCGCAACTGGATTGCAAGGTTCTACCGGACCAGAAGGCGCAACTGGAAACACTGGTGAAACTGGCGCGACTGGACTCACGGGTTCTACAGGCTTACAAGGATCGACTGGAGCCACAGGACTTACAGGTGACATTGGAGCAACCGGACCTCAAGGCGTTCAAGGAATACAAGGTTTAGAAGGCGCTACTGGTTTAACTGGTTCTACAGGTTTGACAGGTTCCACGGGACCAGAAGGCGCTACTGGTTTGACAGGATCAACAGGAGAAGTTGGCCCGACAGGTGCTACTGGTGTTGCTGGTGCTAGTGGCGCGACTGGACCAGAAGGAGCTACAGGCTTAACTGGATCAACTGGCTTGACTGGTGCAACTGGCGCTGCCGGACAATCTTCTACTTTCTACAACTATCAGGCAGATGCTAATTCCATATCTGGAACACCAACTGCTGGACATCTGTATTGGAATAACGCGACTCAAGCATCGGCTACCGAGATTGTCTTATCGCATCTTGACGCTCTAAACAATGACATTGATGTATTCTTCACGCTGTTTAAGGATGGAGATTCATTCATCATTCAAGACCAATCTGATTCCAACAATTATCAGAAGTGGGAAATCAGCGGAACTCCGACAGTTGTTGCTAACAGTTATGTGAGCCTGCCTGTCACTCTCGTTACTTCTACATATACTTTCCCAAATAACCACCAAGTTATCTTTGCTATTGTAACCTCTGGATTGACTGGGGCAACTGGTCCTCAAGGCTCAACTGGTGCTACTGGTGTTGCTGGTCCAACAGGTGCTACCGGAGAGACTGGCTCTACTGGCTTGCAAGGCGCTACCGGAGAGACTGGTTCTACAGGATTGACTGGTTCCACGGGATCAACTGGACCAGAAGGCGCTACAGGCTCTACCGGACCTCAAGGACCAGAAGGAGCAACAGGTCCGCAGGGAGTTCAAGGCATCCAAGGCTTGACCGGATCGACGGGTTCTACTGGGCCTATCGGTGACACTGGTTCCACCGGACCCGTTGGAGCGACAGGCGATGTTGGCCCCACAGGTGCGACTGGTGTTGGTGCTACTGGTCTAACTGGCGCAACTGGCGAAGTTGGTTCGACTGGTTTGACTGGTTCTACTGGCCCTCAAGGTGCTACTGGATTCGGAGCAACCGGGGCGACTGGCAATGTTGGTGGACAAGGTTCTACTGGAGCAACCGGACCCCAAGGTGTCCAAGGATTGCAAGGCATCCAAGGTAGCACAGGGGAGACAGGAGCGACTGGTCCAACTGGTCCAACTGGTCCAACTGGTTCAACTGGTCCAACTGGTCCAACTGGTTCAACTGGAGCCACAGGTGCGACAGGGCCATTAACAAGATCACTGGTTCGATTTACTGCGCCTAAAGACAATCAGCCCCCATCAGCAAACTTTGCTACGCTTGATACACGCAATTCTATTGCTCTACTAGACTTTGACGATACGACAGACGAGAGCGCAATCTTTGTTTCAGTTTGCCCAGAGGGAGCTAATCTTACAAGCGGACTGTCCATTCGGTTGATTTGGACCGCAACAACTGCAACGAGCGGAGCAGTTGTGTGGGATGCTTCTTTAGAAAGAATGACAACTGACATTGATACAGATTCATTCGATACAGCAGCCAGCGTTACAACTACAACAAATGCTACAAGCGGAATTCCAAATTACTCCACGATTACGCTTACAACAATTGACTCGCTGACAGCAGGAGATGGGTTCCGCTTGAAGATCAATCGTGATGCTAATAACGCAAGCGATACAATGGTAGGCGATGCCGAGTTGATCGCCGTGGAAGTCCAGCAAATCGCTTGATTTTATGGCTTACTCTTTTTTAGGAACCAGTAGTCGGTATTTAAGAGCAAATGCCCCAGTTACAGGAAACCCATTAACAATTGCGTTCTGGTTTCGCTCAAACGGATTGAACGGTTGCGGCGTGTGCATTGGCGATGATGGCGCTGCACAAAGGCATAACATTTTTATCCTTCCAGCAAGCGGCTCCGTTGTTAATGTTGGAAGCGCAAATTCGTCTGGCACAGCTGCATCAATCAGCTCCACAACTACATTTACTGATGGACAATGGTCACACGCTGCGGCAGTTTATACATCAGATTCTTCAAGAACCGCTTACTGCAACGGTGGAGGAGCTGCAACAAACACAACTACTATTACGACAACCCCCGGATTTTTGGATTTGTTTGTCGGAACGCGTCCGGCTCCGACTCTTGGAAGTTTTTTCACTGGCGATATTGCCGAAGTGGGAATTTGGAACACTGCACTCACCGCCGCCGAAATTGCCTCACTAGCCAAAGGCATGACCTGCGACAAAGTGCGTCCACAGAATCTCGTTTTCTACGCCCCACTCGTTCGCAACCTACAAGATGCCAAAGGTGGTCTAACAATCACGAACAACAACGGCGCAACCGTAGCAACACATCCTAGAGTATATGCCTAATTACTACAACAAAACCAACCCATCTGATTTGCGCGATTTGCCACAAAGCCTCATTGATACATGGGAACAAGTAAACAATCCAAAGCTCCAAGAGTGGATTCCAGCTCCAGCTAAACCATCTCCAGATGCGGTGTGGGATAATGGTAAGTGGA